GTTAAGACAGTTGCCAGAAACTGCAGGCATGCCGCCCGGCAACATATTTCGCTGGAAAATAAGCGCAAGTCACTGGCGAGTTCGTAGGCAACTGCCTCCGCGGTTGGAGCCAACAATGCTATCGCCGACCCGCAGGACGTTGCGGACTGCCGGTAGCGCATAAATGGCCACCGGCAGCTCACAGTGGCTTACATTCCGCGTGCGCGATTCTGTTCCTGCTCGCGCTGCTGGTCCTGAGACTGCGTATTGGCCTGCTCCGCTTGGCGGGTGCTGGCCTCAACTGTCTGCGAGACCGCCTGGCTGTGTTCGACCAAGGCGCGGCGTGCAGCCGGGTCGGTCATCTCACCCTGCACCGCGAACACGCCGGAGCCGTCCAGTCGAGCCACCACAGAATCGATTCGATCCATGCCGGCGGCCTTGCTCGCGACCACTAGCTGACCCGCCGCACGCTCAATCTGCTCGTCGTCTGTGAATACCGGACGCATGCCGGCTTGCGCACGCTGCTTTTCCATGATCTGCAGCTTGCCGACCGCCTGCTCGAAGCGTGCGTTGTCCAGGTTCGATGCGTCGCGCATGCTTGGCTCGGCCTTGGGCGACTGCTTCTGCGCGACCGCCGCGTCCAATGCAGCAAGCGTCTTGTTGCCGGCTTTGCCGTCGTCGTTCATCCCATTGGCACGTTGGAATGCCTGAACAGCGGCGAAGGTATCCTCTCCGAAATAGCCAGTGGTGGAGAGCAGCTTTCCGTCCTTGCCCTGATAGCCAAGACCGGCCAGTTTTTCCTGCATCGCCTTGACCTCGTCGCCGCGCTCGGTCTTGGTGAGCATGCTGTCGGCCATGGGGTTCTGCGAAGGTGCTGTCCGAGTGGGTGCATTCCGGTCCAGGGTCAGACGGTCGTTGAGCATGTCGCCCAGGTACTTGCGGTACTGGTCCGGCTCCAGCTCGATATGAGCGTGCACCGCACCCGGCGAACCAGCGTCGGACTGCTTGATCAACGGTGCACCGTACTCGACATAGTCGCCGGTCTTGTACGGCGAGCTGCCACGCTCACCGTGCAGCACCTGGCCGAGCAGTTCGCGGTTCGGGTGACCTGCCGGATGGCTCCAGATGCTGATGGAGTTCCACTTGTTCTCATTGACTTCCACATAGCCAGCGACCGGATTGGGGATCATCACGGCGCGCAAGCCTTCCTGATCGGTGAGGATCAAGTCTTTATGCACAAGCGGAGTGCCGTTGCGGTCGCCAGTGTTGCGGACGGTTTCCAACTCCCCGCCAATCATTTCCGAATGGCGGTCTGCCAGCGCAGCATTACCCGTGCGCACGGCCTCGTGGTTGGCCTTAGGATGGTGAATCTGCAGGTCTCGGAACGCCTCATTCCCAGACGTGCCATGTGGGATGGTCCGATTAGTCTTGTTGTCGGCGCTCCCCATCGGCTCGATCACCTGGATGCGCTCTCCGCGGACTAGGTCACGGGCTGGGGCAACCTGCTCCTTCTGCTGCACGGGTGCGGTAGGCGCGAGCGCGACGTGCTCAGCAGGTACAACTAGACCCGGCATTGCATTGCCCTGCTGGCGAACTGCATTGTCCAGCGCATCAAGCGTGTCTTTGCCAGCCTTGCCATCCTCTGTCAGGCCGTTGGCTTTCTGGAACTCGCGCACGGCGTACTCGGTGTTGGACCCGTAGTGTTTATCAGGCGACAGCGGCTGGCCGTCCTTGCCGGAGTAACCGGCCTGGATCAGCTTGTTCTGCAGCGCTTCAACCTCAGCGCCACGCTCACCCGACACCAGCATCCCGTCGGCCATGGGGTTGGCACGCGCACGGCCGCGTGACTGCTGCGGTTCCTGCTCACCGAATGCTTGCTGGTAGTCCTTGCCCCGATACGGTTCAGGATTGCGATTGACTGCGTCGTAACGCGCCAGTGCCACCAGATCGCCCTTCTCAGAGACCGCGCGATCGCGCAACCCCGGCCACCAGTCAGGGGAGCTCTTGAAGTTTGTCTCGATGTGGCCGACCTTGTAGTCCTGCGCGACGCGGATGATCTGCTCGTCAGTCAGCTGTGCAAGGTTGTAGTTTTCCCCGTAGGCCTCCTTGAGCCCTGTCTGAAACACCGATCGGGTCAGATCCCGGTACTGGACCGACGTGCTCCACAGCGCGTCCTGCACGGCCGCGCCGCGGCCGGACAGGTCGATGCCCACATCCTGCAGGCGCTGCATCTGCTTGTCGTAGTAAAGGGTCTGGATAAAGTCATGCTGGTCCTTGGCAAAACCTGCAGGATCAGCAGCCGCCACTTCCTGCCACTTCGCACCAAACTCCTGAGTGCCCGGCTGTAGGCCGGCGAACCGGCCGCGGTACGCTGACGCCGCCACGTACTCCGAAGCGCCACCGGTGTTGGTCGAGAACTGGTAGGTGCCGTACGAGATACCGCCGTGATCGCCCACACCGGTTGACACCGTACCTGGACCACGCCCGCCGGATTCACGATGCGCGGAGGTCTGGCCAATATGCCAGCTGTCCATCTTCTGCTTCGCTTGATCAACGACATCCATTTTCTGCACTCCTTTGCGATGGGGTTACTTCGAAATCAACGCCTCAAGTGCATCGGCACGGTTGGCGTAACGGTTGATGCGGCACGACTGAGCGTCCAGCATTTGACCTTGACCCTGTGTGGCGGCGTCGAATTGGCAGTAGCGGTTGGTGTCACGCATGTAGGCGTCCTGCTCGTCCGCCACTTTGTCCTTGAATTCTCCGTCCGGGCCGTTGGCAATGGCACCGAACGCAGCACGCATGCGCTTCTGCTGCCAGAGAAATTCTTCGTCTGCGCACGCCTGCATCGCAGATGTCACCGCATCACTGGCGGCCGCACACTTCTTAAACTCTGGACGCAGGTTGGCCCGGTTGTACGAATCATCGGGCCGATAAGGACTTCCTTCGTCATCGGTGACTGGTGCATCGACCGCCGTTTTCGGTGAGGCGTCCTGTTCGGCGGCAGCGACCGCCGCCTCGGGTGCCGACATCTTCGACGGGGCAGGGGGGGAAGTCGGGGCCGCTGGTGCGCTCGCCGCTGGCGGCGACATCGCGGCCGATTCCGTGTGTGGAGCTTGGCATGCCGTCAGCATCACGCTCAGGGCCAATACGGACCAACGACGCTTGCCGTCCATCGCTCGTTTGAGAAGGGTACTTACCTTCAATTCCTGCATCTGTCTGTCTCCTTGAAATTCATTAGCGATTGACCGGAACGCCTCGGCCGCATACAGCGGCGTCATTGCGTGCGCTCGTTGATGATAGGGGGCTTGTCAGGCAAGCGACTCAAGCGCGCCCGCCGGTTGGAATAGTGGCGGATGAGGCACCACTGCCTTTTCATATCGGGCTATGACGCCGGCTTCCAGGTGTTCCATACCTTGTCCTGCATTGTGCCACTTCTCCATGCGTGTGGCCGCGTCTAACGAGGCATACGTGCGCAACGAGAATTGTAGGGGATCGCCGCCAGTTAATGAGGCGCCGATCTATAACGAGTGACCGATCTTTGAAAGCACGAGCCCGAGCATGCGCAGGCAACGTTTCAAAGCTCCGCTAAGATCTTACGATTCAGCAGAGCAATGACTGGCGGGTGGAGCAGTCGAACGTTTATTAGGATCGTATCCCGTAACAAACTCCTCGAAATCAAAGAGCGCCGCGAGCCAAAGTTGAAGGAACTCACACCGGATACAGTGGGATCGAGCCCTGAGGGATCGTACCTTCTATTTCGCATAATGTATATTATGTCAAAAGGCTTCTGGCGTGGCTTGCTGCTGCGCTCACGCTACGGCGGCGACCATGGCCCGCCACATGGAGTTTGGCGGATGCGAAATAAAACACTCACCGGCCCTTGGGCCGGTTTTTCGTTCCAGGGTGGCCACCTCATCACGCCCGAAGGCAGATCCATTGCACCATCGGATCTACAGTGGCTGTCGCTGACCTGCACGATAGCCCGCGAGTGGTCGACCATGATGGCCGAGGGCCGCGCCAAGACACCGCCCAAACGGCCGGCCGGCGTGATCTATCTCCGTGACCAGTTCAGAAAACGGCAGGAGAAAAAGGCGGGTTTGCAACGGGTGGATACGGGTCCAGCGGCGAAATGCGCGGGATCATCATCAGCACCGGCGCGGAGGCGCAAAGGCCGCGTGTGAGGCGTTATCCGTAGGGGCTATGCCCCTACACCCCTACAATGCCCGCTCATCGTCACAGGGGGCCGTATGAGCTACAGACCGCAGAACAACCATGATGGGCTTTGGTGGGAAATCGCCTTAGGCATTTTCGTAGGCCAGCTGATGACCGCAGCGCTTGCCGGCGTGGTGGCGCTATGCCTGGGCTACTTCACCATGCGCAGCGTCAGTGCAGCGCTACCAGTCGCCCCACAACCGCTGTACAGGCCCCACACCCAACCTGCAGAACTGCCGACGCTGCAACTACGAGCGCTGGAATCGAACGAGCGATGCATTCAACACAAACGATTCCGGCGACTTCCTAACGGCTGGCAAGAGTTGCCGAACGATCCGTGCTAACTCTTATTTCGTGATGCGTCACGAATACGGCGGCGATGGACGTAATTGTCGATCAGGCCAAGGGCGACACCGACAAGCATGCACGCAACCAAGAATATGCAGGCCACATCGTTCACGATTTCATCTCATGGGCGCGCATGCGCAGATCAGCCAATAACCTGAGCGCATAGTCAGCCTCGCCGCGCGCCATGGCATCACGAAGCGCATCGATCATCGCGGAATCGGACACGTCCTTGCGCCATGCCGCGTGTGCATCGTTCTTGCGGTTGCGACGGTACGCTACGGCGCGTTCTGCAGCAGACATGGCACCACTGCTGTACTTGGGCGGCCTGCCCCGCTTGGCGGGCAAGGACATTTCGACGGTGCCGGGATCCTTTTCGTCACGCATCACACATCTCCTCTCTGTCGATGGAGATATATTATCGTGACGCGTCACGAAAGTCTAATGGCTTGTAGTTATGTGACGCGTCACGAAACTACATCTGCAACGTCGTGGCCGGCGTGCTGGTGCTCGAACTGTAACCCTTGTTGTCCGGGAACGTGCCTTGGGTGCGCGGTCCGTACTCGATCACCCCGCCGCGTACCTGTTCGCGGTCAGCGCCGCCGCCGTCACTCCCTGCGGTCGCAACGCCAGCAGCGCCGCCGCTCCCGTCTGGGGCCATGTTGTAAAGCCGTGCGTCCTTCTCACGAATAGGCGCGGTCCAGGGCCACGCGGTGGCCACCATGATGTGCTTGCCGGCCGACAGACGCACGCCATACGTGACGACGCTGACGCTGTAACCCAGGGCGCGCAACTGCGACAAATCCAACTCCTCCACGACGTTGTTGCTTGCGTCAATCCACTGAATCCACGCACGGTCCTGATCACCTACGCGTGCCCGCGCGGAGAGCCGAATGCGGCCCTTGTCGGCCAGCTGAGCCACATAGCGCTGCTCTTGCGTGAGGTCTGCGAGCGGATCAGGCGGGGGCGGCTGAATCGGCACACTCGGCGCACCGTTAGCCAACCCCGCGCCCACGTGCGTGGGTTTGGTGGTCTGGCTGGCAGATGCCACAGGCTTGTTGGCATCGGCGCGATCCTTGGTGAAATAGTGCATGAAGAAGTAGATGCCCACCCCGCCGAGTGTGAGGAAGATGGCAGCGCGCACAGCCATCGCGGCCCAGACGTTTTTACCGCCCTCCTCGTAGACCTCGGTGTTCTCCGCACCAGGCGCATAGCCGTCATAGAGCGGAAAAATGGCCGGGTCGTATTTGAGCGTCTGGCCCCCGACCTTCTCAAACTTGCCCGGTGAGGTGGTGTGGAAATACGTCACGCGATATCGGCCCTTCATGCCGATAGCGGTGAGCTTCTGGAAGGTGTTTTTCTTCTCGATACGTGCCTTCACCGCCGAGTGCAGGCGGTTGATCCACTGCGTCATGATGACCGCATCGCCGCCGTTCTGGCCGAGCAGCGCCCAGAAATTCTCGACGGCCGGCGCGAGCGGCTTGCGCTCGTTGACGTAGAACTCATGCACCTCATCGATCACAACCAATGCGTCTTTGAACTCGTCCGGGATACACCACTTGCCCGACTCGTCCTGCGTGCACGCAAACAACTTCGCCACGTCCTTGGTGTCCACCAACACTAGCAGCTGTTGCACATCACTCTCGACCATGCCCAGGTGCTTCGCGATGCGGTCAAAGCGCAACCCATTCAATCGCGCAAACACACGACGCCCCTTTTTGAGCGCTGGCAAGATGTGATTCTTTACCGCGTCGTAGCTCTTGCCGGCACGCGGCACACCTTCATTGAATACGAGCATGTCACCAAATCCCGAGCGTCAGCACGCGGCGAAGGAGGAAAAAAATCATGGCCGCGCCAATCATCACCAGCGCCGGGCCAATCATGAATACATCGGCAAACCACAAGATGGTGCTACCAGCATTGCCGAGCATGCCGCCAATGCTCTGCCCCTTCATGAAGTCGGGCATGGGCAGCAACGTCAGCACATAGAGAATTGCCGACAGCGACTGTTCCAGCCACATCACAAACAAGTCGCCCACAAAATCGACAATCGCCTGCCACACCATCTTGACCGCACGCCACAGCCACGCGGTCAAATCATCGAACCAACCGACATGCATAGCGTTGCCCTCAGGTCACAGCAATGCGAATTGCGGCGTACGCAGCAATGGCGAGAATCACCCAGCCGGCCGCGCGCAGAAACGCCAGGAAATCGCCGCCACAGTGAAAATTGATCGTCATGGCGTCCCACCACTTGGAGGCACCCAGCGAAAACACCGGGCACGATCCGCCGGAGGGTACTCTCATGAAATCGCCGATACCGGCCACCATCGGCGTGCCGCGCACCTGCGTATTGAATTTGCTCAGCACAGACTCAACCGTCTTGCCGCTTTTCTTGTAAAGCTCAGACATTGGTGCGCCCTCGCCGCCTTCCTCGCCATCACCGTCGCCGGGAAGCGTTCCGCCATCACCATCGCCGTCACCGTCACCGTCACCGTCACCATCGCCGTCACCACCGCCATCACCGCCACCGTCTCCACCGCCATCGCCGCCGCCATCACCGCCACCGTCACCACCACCGTCACCGCCACCGTCTCCACCGCCATCGCTGCCACCGTCTCCACCAGTAATGGGAGGAGCGGCGTCGTCCGTCGTGCATGTAGCACCGCTAGGCGTGTAGCTATAGCCCTTGGCGTTGCCAGGATCGACGGCATAGGTGTAGTAACAGCCATCGTTACAAACATCGGATGGGGTAGGCGCGGTGGGATTGGTCCAACCACTCTCAGCCTTCCGCTTCGAACACGTCGCACCGTCTGGATAA